CCCCCGGCCACCAACATCACCTACGTGTGGGGTCTGCTGCTGGTCAACCCGGTCGCTTCCGGGACGTTCATGAACCCGGCACCGGGGGAATTCACCACCCCGGACATCCTCGGGGGCGGGGTGACGATCGACTACGGCCGGGACCAGGCCCGCCAGCTCAGCCCGACCAAGGTCGGCAGCTCCGGTTTCTCCGTCAACAACGCCACCCGCAAGTACAGCCCCGAGTACGCCACGTCCCCGCTGTTCGGGGACCTCGACCCGGCCCGCGAGATGAAGGGCGAGGTCTCCTTCCAGGGCGCGGTGTACCCGCTGAGCTTCGCCCGGGTGGACGACTACAACATCCACGCGGACCGCGACAACCGCACCGTGGACTTCACGTTCCTGGACGGGCTCAAGCTGCTGGACGGTTTCCCCTTGTCCACCGGGATCGTCCAGACGATGCGCACCGGAGAGCTGATTGACTACGTGCTCGACCTGGCGGGGTGGACCGGCGGCCGGGACATCGACCCCGGGGCGACGGTAGTCCCGTACTGGTGGGTCGAGGGCGCCAGTGCCCTGTCCGCCGTCCAGGATCTCGTCAAGTCGGAGGGTCCGCCGTCGGTCGCCTACGTGGACCTGAACAACACCTTCGTCTTCCGCGACAGGCACCACCGGCTGCTGCGTTCGGCCTCGGTGAATGTCCAGGCGTCCTTCGCCTCGAAGAAGCTCGGTGACTGCGCCTCCCCGGCGGTCACCGGCCTGAGCTACACAGCTCCGTCCGACTACGCGCACGGCTGGCGGGACATCTACAACTCTGTCAGTTTCGATGTGGACGAGCGCTTCCCCGACACCGACTACACCGCCGTCTGGAGCTCTGACAGCACCATCTCCCTGGCCATCGGGGAGAGCATGGAGATCGACATCTCCGGCGGTGACCCGTTCCTCGACGCCCAGACTCCGGTCAGCGGAACCGACTTCACCCTGTCCGGGGCGGGGACCGTCAGCGTCACTCTGTCCCGTACGTCGGGGCAGTCGGCCCGGGTGACGCTGCTCGCCATCGGCGGGTCGGTCGTCATCACCGGTCTGCAGGTGCGCGCCCGCGCACTCCCCGTCCGCCGCACGACGAAGATATCCCGCCAGGACACCGGCTCCATCAGCAGCCACGGGGAGCGTTCCTACCCGGAGACCGCGCCCTGGGCCACGGCGGGCGACGCCTACGCCATTGCGTCGATGATCCTGCTGCACTACTCCAAGCGGCGCCCCACCGTCCAGCTCCGGCTGGTGGCGTCCGATCCGGAGCACTTCGGCCAGATCGTCAACCGGACGATCTCCGACCGCATCCACCTGATCAACGACGAACTGGGCCTGGCCAGCGACTTCTTCATTGAGACGGTCAGCCACCAGATCGACCGCATGAACAAGACCGATCTGCCCCCGGTGCACTCGGTGATCTTCGGATGCGAGAAGGACCTGGCCCTGGTCGCCAATCCGTTCCGGTTCGATGTGCGCGGCGCCGGGTTCGACCAGGGGGTGTTCGACCCGATCACCTCAGATGTTCCGGGGTCCGTGTTCATCTTTGACGACTCTGCTCAGGGACAATTCGACACCGGACTGTTCGGGACGTGAGGGAGACATGGCAGCACAACTGATGGCAGCGATAGCTCAGGCGTACATCTACTCCGGCGAGTGGGTGGCCGACTGCCCCCGGCCGGGTTGCGCCAACGTCGAATTCCTGTGGTCCCCGCTGGTGCCGAACGGACCGCGCGTCCAGCCCAAGCCGCTGTTCGCCTGCTCGTACTGCGGCCAGCAGGCAGTGATCGAGTGGCCGCCGCAGGACTTCATGGTCGAGGCGATGGCCGTGCTGCACCAGCGGCCGGTCCCCGACAACCGCAACTGGTACCCGAAGGACCACGACGTCGCCACCCGCTTCCGTATCGCCCACGGGCAGACCGTCGCCCAGCTCCGCGAGGAGAACGAGGCGCACGGGGTGACCCCGTGACCTGGTCCGCGCCGATGACGGCGGTCGCCGGGGCGACGTTCACCGCAGCGCAGTTCAACCAGTACGTGCGGGACAACCTCAACGAGACCGCCGTGGCCAAGGCGACCGCCGCCAGCCAGCTCTTCGTCTCCACGGGGACCAACGCGCTGGCCGCTCGCACCCCCTCGACCGCCTCCGTGTCAACCTCCGAGGCGACCTCCACCACGAGCTACACCGACCTGGCCACGCCCGGCCCGGCCATCGCCACGCTGGCCACCGGCACCATCGCTATCGTGTCCTTCGCGGCGGCGATGTCCGTGGGCACCAGCGACAACGCGGCGTTCGCCAGCGTGGCGGTGTCGGGGGCGTCCTCGGTGGCCGCGAGCGACAACTGGTGCATCCAGATGGACGGCATCACCGCTGGCAACTTCGTCCGCTACGGGATGACACACATCTTCACCGGGCTCACGGCGGGCAACAACACCTTCACCATGAAGTACAAGGCCGGGTCGTCCGCCTCGACCTACAAGTTCCGGGAAATCGGCGTACTGCCCCTCTGAGAGGACTCCTCCATGGCCTCCATCGCCACCTACACCAGGTCCCTGTGGGACGCTCAGCGCACCATCGCCATGAAGATCGGCATGGATCTGCGCCGGGCACCGTTCGAGGTCCGGGCGACCGTGGTCATCGTGGACCTGACGCTGGCCGTGCTGATCAAGGCACTCACCGACGGCGGTGTACTCACCGACGCCAACCTGTCCACCCGGATGAACGCAGTGCGCGACGCCACGTACCCGACGCTCCCCTACTCGCCTCCGAGCGTGCCCGAGGACGGCGCCGACGACCCGATGTACCCCGACCCCATCGCGGGAGCGTGAGGTGGCCTGGAGCGCCCCGTTCACGGCTATCGCGGGGACGGTGTGGACGGCCGCGCAGTTCAACACCTTCGTGCGGGACAACCTCAACGAGACCATGCCCGCCAAGGCCGTGACCGCCGGGGACTACTTCGTCACGGAGTCGGTGAACCAGATCGGCACCCGCACCCCGCAGCGCGCCGTGGCCGACAACGGCACCGACTACGAGACCACCACCAGCACCAGCTACGACGACATGGAGTCCGGCCCGGCGGGCACCACGGCTCTGGACGGCCCGGCCATCACCTGCACCACCGGCCGGATGGCCATCGTCTCGGTCGGGGCGCAACTCGGTGTCACCACCAACGCCGGGGCGTCCTGCCGGATGTCATGGGAGGTCTCCGGCGAATCGAGCATCGGAGCGACAGACCAGCGCGCCGTCGGCAAGGTCGGCGGGACCTCGGACACCGTGGTCATCGGGACGTACGTCTCCCTGCACACGAACCTGACTCCCGGCGTGAACACCTTCACCGCCAAGTACCGCGTCAGCTCGGGCACGGGGAGCTTCCGTTACCGCCGGATGTGGGTGCTGCCGCTATGACCTGGACCGCCCCCATGACCGCCGTCTCCGGCGCGGTGTTCACCGCAGCGCAGTTCAACACCTTCGTCCGGGACAACCTGGCGGAACAGTCCCCGGCCAAGGCCGCCAGCGCCAGCGGGTACTTCGCCGTGAGCGGCACCAACGAGCTGGAGGAGAGGGTCGCCGCGCAGGACTTCGAGAGTGCGCGGGAGACCACCACCAGCACCACCTACGCCGATCTGGCCACGGTCGGCCCGGCGGTCACCTGCACCACGGGCAGCGCCGCCCTGGTGATCGTGGCCTGCCAGGCCGGGTCCACCACCGTGGCCGCCGCCTCCGCCCGGATGGGCTGGGAGGTCTCCGGCGCCACGGTCCTCGCGGCCGACGACGCCTACTGCTGCGGCAAGACCGGCGGGACCTCCGACCTGTACATCAGCAACTCCAACTTCACCCGCTACGACGCCCTGACCCCGGGTGTGAATACCTTCACTGCCAAGTACCGCGTCAGCTCGGGCACGGGGACCTTCGTGCACCGGCGCATCACCGTGATCCCGTTCTGAGGAGGACCCGTGGCCTGGACCGCTCCGTTCACCGCGATAGCTGGCGGGGCCGTCGGAGCCGCGCAGTTCAACACCTACGTACGGGACAACCTCAACACCACGGAGGCCGCCCTGGCCACCAGTCCCGGCGGGCACTTCGTGGTGTCAGCCGCGAACACCGTGGTCCAGCGCCTGGGTTCGCAGCAGTACGTCACCACCCTGGAGACCACCACCAGCACCACCTACACCGACCTGACCACCCCCGGCCCGATCGTCACCGTCGCCACCGGGACGCGGGCGCTGGTGGTCATGGACGGCCGGATAGGGGCCACCACCACGGCGACCGCCTCCGCCCGGATGTCGTACGCGGTCTCCGGCGCGACCACCGTGGCCGCCGACGACGACCACGCGATAGGGAAAATCGGCTGCTCGACGGACCTGTTCTACATTGGGTCCGGCGCCATCCTGCACCAGGGGCTGACCGCCGGGAGCAACACCTTCACGGCCAAGTACCGCGTCAGCAGCGGGACCGGGTCGTTCGATGACCGGCGGATGACCGTCATTCCCTTCTGAGGAGGCCGGGTGGATTACACCGCGCTGATCACTCCGTCGCTCGGAGCGACGGGACTTCTGGCCCTGGTAGTCCTGATGATCCTCACGGGCAGACTGATACCGAGGAGGAATCTGGACGAGCTCCGCCGGGACAAGGATTCCCAGATCAACACATGGCGCCAGGCATACGAACAGGGGCTCAAGACGCAAGACGTCCAGCGGCGGCAGATCACAGCGCTGCTGGAGTCGGCAAAGACCACGGCGAACGTCCTCCAGGCGTTGCCCAAGGCTGCGGCCATCTCCGACATGGAGAGGAGTGATCATGCGACTCCGACTGCGGTTGCACAGGAAGACTCCGTCTGACCGTGCGGGGCAGACACGGGCCGAGGGCGCCCTCGCCGCCGCGACCGACGCACACCGGGAGGCTCGGGAGCGCACGGGTGAAATCATGGAGACTGTGAAGGAATTGCGAAGGGCCGGGGAGCGGAACAACTTCGCGGAGACGGTCCGGGCAGCCTTCACCCCTCCTCCGAAAACACCCCACCCCCGAGGTGCCGAGTGACAATGATCGAACTCACCTACGGAATCAGCGGGACCTTCACCAGCCTGGCCGGGCTGGCGATGGTCCTCGTCTACAGCCTGACCAACCCCTGGTGGCGGTCCCACACCGGCCGGATGCTCATCACCTACGCGGTGGCCGAGACCGGCATGTCGGCCATGTTCGCGGCTGCCGTGGTGCTGCACATGAACCCGATCTGGTTCCGCTGGCTGTGGATCGGCTTGCAGGCCACGGTGGGCTGCGTGCTCTGGTACCAGACCGCCCTGATCGTCCATCTGACCCGGCAGGCCCGGGAGTCCGCGTGAGCCTCACCGTCTGGCAGGCGCTGGCCCGCTGCGCCCTGACCGAGACCTGGCCGGTCGGCATGTGCGACAACTTCTGCGCCAACATGTTCGGCTACACCTTCTCCGGATACA